ATCCAGCCTCAGTCATAAACTGATCTGCATTAGGTGCGCCAACTTGATTCAAAGCAGCCTGAGTAACACCAGTACCAGCAGCGCCAGCAACTTGACCAAGACGTTCAGCATTACGAGCAGAAGTGCCAGCAGTGGTCAATGCTTGTGTAGTTGCACCAGCAATCTTGGCTGGTAAAAACACGCTAGTTGGATCTGGCACAGCCAATGAACCAAGCAACAATCCTGGACGATTAACAGCCATATCACCAACAGCAGAGAATGTCTCACCAATGGTTCGTTTAGGTTGTGCAGCAGATTCAGCAGCACGGCGATCCAATTCTGCTTGTGCAGAGTTAGGACCAACATTCATGCCAGCAGATGTCAAGCCTTTGTTGATCAAGCTAGATAAGATGTCGATGCCACCAACAATAGCATTAGCTGTAGGCGTACCACCTTTAATAGCCTGAGTAACACCAGTCTGAACATCACCAAGGAATGACTGTGGTTTAACTTGTGCGGTTGGAATACCGCCAACACCAGTTACTGGTGTCCATTCGTCAGCAGGTGCAACTGGACCTTTAATGCCAGTTACTGGTGTCCATTCGTCATTTGCTTTATCTGTCATACCAACCACCTTGTCGACATATTTTTGAGTCTCTTTAAAAGGAGGGACATCACCATATTTCTTTACATTGCCTGGACCTGCGTTGTATGCGGCAGCAGCCAATCGTGGATCTTGAAACTGAGCAAGCATTTGGTTGATGTATTTGACACCACCACGAATGTTGTCTTGCCAGTCATCACGATTAACACCAAGCTCTTTTGCAGTAGCCTCCATTAGCTGCATTGGGCCAGTTGCTTGTCCTTTGCGAGTCATTGGGCCAACAGCATCGTATTTACCGCTGCTTTCAGCTTTAACTATGTTTTGGACGAGATCGATTGGAGCGCCTTGACGCTCTGCTTCTTCTCTTGCAAATGCAAATACTTGTTCAGGTGTTGCCATATTACTGTCCAAGTGACATTACAGAACCATCAGGCTTACGAACTCCATACTGACCAGACTTGTTTTGAACTAAACCAAAACCAGCAGGTAATACAGGTTTTGCAGGGTTAGAAGAAATCTGTTCACGCAAGAATTGTTCAACTTTTGGATGGTTGTAAATACGTGGGTTTTCAGGAGATGTTGACCATTTACTACGAGCTTCACCAGCTGGTCCGTTGTAAGACTCAATATATCGTTGTGCAGCAAGATCTTTATCTGCTGAAGCAATTTCAAGAGCAGCAATAAACTTAGTAGCTGATTTTGGATCTGTAATTGATGAAGCTGCTTTTTCAACAACTGCACCTTCAAATCCGTTAGCGTTACCTTTAATGTTGTTCAATCCACTCAGCACTTGCTTTGATTTATCAACGTTAAACATCTTTACATCAGAAACATATTGATCAAACTTGTCTCCAACAAATGGAAGGCCGCGCATATATGCAGCACCTTCAGACGTTAAGTTAGTAAACTTGTTGCCATTTACTCGATCTGCAATGTCATACATACGTTGAGCAGCAGCAATACGATCATTAGCACTACTTGCAGAATCAGAAACAGATTTAGAAAATTCACCAAAACGAGTTTCAGCAGCTTTTTGCAAAGCAATATCATTTGCTGTTTGTGGTGGATTGTTTACATTACCACCGACACCAGCAACAACAGAAGGTGCATTTTGAGGCGTTGGAGGCGTTGGATAAATAAATGTTGGAGCGCCAGATTTTCCAGTAACTTGACGAGGAGTACTTAACTCACGAGCCAATGTTTCTGCAGAAGTAAGATTTGAAAGTGCCGTAGTTGCGCCACCACCAGAACTGTATGTCCACTGCTTTGTTGCAGGATCATATTGTCTTGTCATTCCAGACTTATCTGAAATTGGCACAGAATCAGTAATTTTCCCACCAGGACTAGCAAATGAACCCATAGTTTCAATAAACTTGGGCTGCATGTTTTTCAGCGTTTCAACAATTCGTGGCTGATATGTGTTTCCAACCATACCAAGAGCCATTTGTTGTGCAGCATCAATATCCATTGGGGTATTTAAGATATTAGTCTGTGCTTTTGCTGCAGCAATTGTTGGCCCACCACCTCCAGCCATAGCTCGTTGACCAGCTTGTTGTGCAGTTGGAGCAATTGCTTTACGGAAGTCATACAGCTCTTGAAGATCTTGTTGAGATTTAAGACGCTGTTGTGCAGCCAAAGATTGCTCTGGCAAGCTGATAGCAGACTTAAAGCCAGCAGATGGATCACCAGACAGCAAACTGCCTAGCATCCACTGTTTTGTCGCTTGTTCTTGAAGGTTTACTTTTTCTGCGTCACCAAGACCAGTCAAAGCAGCATCAGGCAAAATTCCCCAGTCTAACCAACTCATAATCTACTCCTTAAAGACCAAGCAAACCAAGAAGACCTTGCTTGCTTTCACCAGTGCTTGTAGCACCAGCACCACCGCCAGGATTCAATGCCATAGCTTGGTTAATAACTTGCTGTTGTTCCAATGGCAAATTACGATATGCATCCATAATCTGCTGACGTTGAGCTTGTTCCATGCCGCCAACTTTAAGCATTTGATCAATGTTTGTAATATCCATTGCTTGTTGTGCAGCACCAGTGGTACGCAGACTGTCAGCAGCAGCCAATCGTTGTTGATTAGCAGTAAGGCCAGCTTGTTGGTTAGCCTGTGCAGCAGTAAGACGCGAGCCTTGGTTAGCTTGTGCGGCTTGCAACTCACGACCAATGTCACCAGTAGCCAAGCCAGCAGCTGTATTAAAGCCTTGCATACGCAGGTTAGCAATTGCATCCAGTGCGTTACGGTCATAGTTTCCAGCTGTTTCAGCCTCAACCACACCAGCACGAGAGCCACCAAAAGCTTTCTGACCAATTGCTTTAGCAGCATCCGAAGCGCCAGCAATCTGACGGCTACGGTTGATGTCAGCCATGGTGCGGTCAATGACTTCTTGCTGGTAAGGATTCATGTAAGCGCCAATATCGGCTTGCAAGAATGATTTAGGAGCAATAACGTCTGAAGTTACTTGGTTAGGCTGATAGTTACCAGCGTTCCCAGCAAGACTAGCAGCTTGTCCAACAGCAGCAGTACCAGTAGCTGGCGCTCCATTGAGTCCAGCAGTGGCTCGTGTTTGGTCATATGCGTTGACCTGAGTAGGGTTCCAGTCAGCAAACTGACGAACGCCTAAATTTTGAGCAACACCAGTAGCACGGTCTTTGTTTTGCAACCATGCATCAACAAACCGAGGATCGGTTGACGAACTTTGTGAACTTCCACCACCTAAAGACATACTATTCTCCTTCAATCCATTTAATCGCATCATCGTGTGATGTTGCAAAACGCCAAATATCTACACTTACCCTACGGCACTCCTCTTGGCCTCTTAGGAGCATAACGATCATTGGGGCTATTTGGAGTGAGATTATTCGTAGGGTCAATGCATATGCACGGTCATCCTTGGACCCCTTCTCTAACTCCACTGAGTCTTGCCATGCGTTTATGCTTTGAATGATCAAAGGCATGAGGAACGATTTGTGCTGGTTGAAGAACTCGTTTGTAGGCAGCGTCACCAGTGCATTCCAGAAAACACTGTCGATTTCATTTCTATCTAGCTCTTTATCTTTATCTACCAAGTCGTCCCATAACTCGGCAATACTGCTTAAAGAAACCATGAAATCGACAGCACTTTGGTTGCCGCCAAACCATTCTAGCAGTTTGGCATTGCGAACAGTGCGCCAATCAGATGTATCGTGTGTCATATTGATGTTGCTGAAATAGTGCCACTATTATCAACGGTAATCTTATACCGAGTTCCGTTTGGACTTGTCAGAATAAGACGAGATGTGCCAATTTCGACATCACGATTGCGTTTATGGTTATTTCTATCCTCAAGCTCAAGAATATTTCTAGTCTGAGCCTGATCTTTTTCAGAATATTGAGGGGTTGGGGTGGGCAGATTCATCGCTCACCACCAATTACGCCATCAAAACGGATGTTTCCAACTCGCCAGTCTGTGGCCTGAACACCCTCAATCTTCATGGCAATCTGTCTACCAGTAAAGCGTACAGATGTAGGGCTATTCATTGAATATGGGCCATAGTTGTACTCAGTGTCATTTGGGTAAAACCTGGTTGAAAACCTAGCCTGAACGTCACCTTGAGTCTTTTCATCAGGAATCATCTCACGAACAATCACAGTATTCTGACCAGATCCAATCTCAACAGGACCAGACTCTGCATATGGAGTCACTGAGTCATAGTTAAAACCAGTTTCGTGATCGTAAACGTAACCGTCAGCACCAACAAAAATTGGATTAGGAAATACGTCTTTATCAATCCCAGTTGTACGAGCAATCTTCCCAATAGTCCAGTGGCCTTCTTTGTAGTTCCAGACAACATATGAGTCATTCTCCGTGCTACCAGCAGATGGATAGAACCACCAAATCTCAAAGTATTTCGAGTTTGGAACCGCTGCAACCTTAGCCAATTGAGATGTGTTGATGTCTTTATAGATGTAATCAGACACATCACAAGGCAAGTTCTTTACATAACCATCGTATGTCCAGAAGCCATCATGTGACATCCAGACAGCAAAAGTATCAGCAACTGCACAGCAATTAGCAGAGATAGCGCCACAAGCAGAGCCAACCTTGTCAAAGCCATAGACAAAAGGAGGTCCAACATATGTGCCTGTATGGGCATCGTTTGATGTCAGGATAAGCACTTGACCACGGACGTTCTTAGCCAGCATGATTCGACCATTTGTTGTCAGGTCAAAGTCGCCAGCAGTAGTTGTGGCTGCAATACTCCAGTTGTTGTATGTCTCTTGAGAAGACCAATAAACACGGCGTGGAACACTATTAGCACCCAAGCACATCACAAAGCGCTCTGCAGTAACAATTACGCCAACGTTTCCTGTTGGAACAGTGCCAGCAGAAGGCGTAATAGTTGTTGCATCGTTAGCGGTGTTCAAATCCCAAATAAGGAGTCGTCCATCAGAACTACTGACAGCAACCAAGATCTCGCCAAAAGCATCAAATGACCACGTAGCAGCGTCAACAACAACGCTAGAGTCTGGCCTGGCTGTACCGTATGTCCATGTGCCATACGTGCCACCACCATAGCCAGAAACGGTCTGTGTGTCGTCATAACCAGTAGTCAGCGAAGATGGCGTAATGTCAACCAAAGCAGAACTACCGCTTTGACCAATATACAGTTTTGAGCTTGTGCCGATCACATAGTACTTAACGCCAGTGTTTGTCTTCCAAGAAAACATTCCACGAGCTTTACCAGTAACTTGTTGGTAAACAGTTGAGCCACCGCTTTGGTAGCTACGTTTAGCCCATCCACCAATTGGTCGCAATGTGTTCTCAAACCAACGAATAAGGTTAGATGCGTAGTATCGACCAGCACTTTGATATTCAGTGCCGTTTCGATAGATACCAGGCGGTATGGTGAATGGGATTAGCATTTTCAGCCCTTCAGTGTGTCGATCTCAGCAGACAATTCTTTTACAGCATTAACCAAAGCGTAGATCAACTCACTGTTGTCAAGACTCTTAAATCCATCTTCGTCATCACGGACCATGCTAGACAATGCAGTTTGTTCAACATCCTGAGCGCCAAGACCAATAAATGTCTTTGACTTCATTGATGCTGGTAGCTTTGCATTTCTTTCGTTGTCGTTATAAGTAAACTGAATTGGATTCAACTGCTTAATAGCTGCAAGACCTAACGAGTAGTTGCCTTGTACGTTTTTTAAACGCAAGTCAGATGATGTATTAAAACTACCGCCACCAGGCTTACGGACATCTGCCAAAGCAAACTCTTGATATGCACTGTAGATGCTCAATCCACTGCCACTACGAATACCAATAGATACGGCACTACTAGCGTAAGTAACACCATAAGTGCTAGAGCCAAGGTAGAAGCCGTATGTGTCTGTTGATAGTCCAGTTGATGCGGTAATGTTGCCAACAGTGAATGAATCATTTGTATCCATTCCAAGGCTTGTACGCAAAGCGCTTGAAGTTGGAGCAGTCAAAGTGATGTTGCCAGATGTGGTAACAGTACCAGACAAGCTAAAACCAAGGCCAGATCCAGTGCCAGCGACAGATGTAACTGTTCCAGAACTGCCACTAGTTGGCGCAGTTGATGTCCAAGTAGTACCGTTACTGGTCAATACGTTGCCAGTTGTGCCTGGAGCTACAGTCTGGAATGCGCTAGTACCGTTACCCAGCAAAACGTTGTTTGCAGTGTGCGTAGTGCCACCAGTGCCACCATTTGCGACAGGCAATGTGCCAGTCACAGCAGTAGTCAAACTGAGGTTAGTAATAGTGTTTGATGAGCCACTGATTGTCTTGTTTGTCAGTGTCTGAGTACCAGCCAATGTCGCAGCATTGTCCAGAATATCCATGTTAGCGTTTAACTGCGTACCCCATGCATCGGTGTCGCCACCCACTGATGGTTTGTATAAAGCCAGATTTGATGTTGTGCTTGCCATAATTACCTCGTTACTGTTGTCCAGATTTCAGATACATCTTGAACAGTAGTCCACTTGTATCCAGCAGTTGCAGATGCGTAAGAAGTTCCAGCTAGTGATGCAGAAGCTGAAACAATGAAGGTTCCATCAGCGGTTATATCTGATACAGAACCAATAGCAGCAATACCATACACATCTTTAGCAGCAGAGGCTGTAAATGTTGATAATGCTGTTACAGATGCAGAAACATCCATGTACGGCACTGCGGACACTGTGGATGTATCTGTAATAGACGCAGATCCACCGATAATCCTATATGCAGATGCAGAAACACTAGAAACGCCAACTATTGAAATAGTTTCGTCACTAGCTCCTTGATAAGAAAAAGGAGATTCTGCAAATGCAAACGTAGAAAACATCATTTTATGTGTCCATTACCTGAAAGCCATGCTAACAAAACACCAGTGGAAATGCCAACAATCCAAAAGAACTTTTTAACAACATTCTGACCAATAGAGATGTAGACGTTCTCGATTACTTTCTCTGTAACCTTTTCTACTAAAATCTCTAATTGTTCATCAGTTAAGGTGACTTGGTGTTGCATTTCATTGCTCATTTGTTAGATGTCTTATTGTAGGTGAAAGAGCCTTATTGGTCTTGCAGTTGTGATGTTGGTGGTGTGAAGTTTGCAACATATCTTGCCACACCTTTAGTGATGCGTAGGTCGTCTATGTACCCTGTAAATGCTTCACCACCTGTGTCTAATTGAGCAATGTTTATGATTGGTGTTGAGTAGTTAATTGAATCTGTGTATGTCGTACCATCTTGAACGCCATTCACGTACCCTTTAAGAACTCCACCACTTCTAACGTAAGCAATGTGATACCAAGTGTTTGTAGCCATAGCAATAGTGCCTCTAACTCGTTCAGCTCCGTTTGCATACCAAACAATTTGAGCAGCCGCTTGAGTTCCGCAATTGAAGCCGTTTGCACCACGAGTTGACGATATGTGTGTGATGTAGTTATAAAAACTTGTGGAATACACCCAATACTCAACAGTAAAGTCTCCCGTACCTAATGAAGTATCTGTATTTGATCGGATATTTAACTGATCACCAGAACCATCAAAGTACATAGACCCTGTACCGTACTTTTTCACGCTAGTAGAAATCTGAGCATTACCCACAGTTTCTAAGTCGTTCATCATTGCGTTGTCGTAGATGCCAGAGTTGGTGTAGTTCAACAGTAATGTTGTGTTTGTTATTGCATTTGGTGGTGTTGTAGGCACTGTAAACGCAGCCGTATAAACAGCACTGTTTACTACACGGAAACCTGATAAATATCCGTTCATCAAATACGATGTGCTGTAATAACCTCCAACAGCAACATACGATCCAGTAAGGTTTGTAGAAATTGTTGTTGGCGTTGAAACCAATACGCCGTTTACATAAATTTTTAAAGAATTTGATTGTCGGACAATTGCTGTGTGAAACCATTCGCCTAAACCAGGAACGTATGTTGTATATATGGTTGTACCGCCAATGACAATACCCAAAACCCTTCCTGCGCCAGAACCAGTTCTGTAAGCAATTAAACCAGTTGTAAAAGTTGTATCAAGACCGCCAACAGCACTAGAGACTTGAAAATAACCTGCTTCGCCGCTACCACCCGTGTGACTGATAAGATACGAATAGTATTCAATAGTGAAATCGTTTGTGCCAATAGCAGTAATGGTGCTGCTTAAATAATCAGTAACAGAATCAAAATACCCGCTGCCGCCAATAGTAGATGGAGTGTATGAGGTGGGGAATAGGAAAGGGCTAAATCGTTGAACAGATGGAGTTCCGCTTGTAGAAATTGTTTTTGAGGTCGTGCTGTTGTCAACAAAACGATTGTTTTGGCAGGTTAGCAAAGACACGTTTGCGGCAGTTGCTCCTTGACTTGTTGTTGTCAACGGAACTGTGCTTGGCGTGAAATTGCTGGTGTAGACAGCTTGACCTTTTACTACTCGACAGTTGCTTACGTATCCTCCAAAAGGTAATATCGTAACTCCGTGAGTGTATGCTCCAATACCTGGAGGGTAACTTGTGTTTGTAAAATCGAAAGCGCAAGTTCCAGAAACCACCAGCACCCCGTTAACATAAATTTTTGTTTGGTTGCTTCCTGTTCCCTCTCGTACTAACGCCACATGAGTCCATGTGTTTAATGGGACAGCGCCAGCAGCGGATGGAATACCTGTGCCACCACCCGAACCGTAAGTAAAATCAATTGCGCCAGAGCCGCTTATATCTAACAGAAAATAATTTTGCCCAGATGCTGACTGCCCAAAAATAACACCACCTGCGTATGAACCTGCTTGATAAGTGGTAGGGTACACCCAACATTCAACCGTAAACGCACCAGTTCCATAAGCAAAATCAGTTCCCGCAGGAGCAGTTATGCAAGAACTACCATTAAAGTAGTTAGACCACCCTTGACCATAAGGACTAAACGTACCTTGTGTTGTATTGCCATTACGAGTAATAGTAAGTGGGCTTGCACTGCTATCTACAAACGTATTGTTCTGAGCGCCGTTAGTACCATCACCATGCAAGTTCAATACTACGTTGTTGTAGTAAGGGTCGTACATGGGCCATGAGCGTAACTTAGCAGCAGTCAAGGCTTGGTCAAGTGTCCAGATTCCTTGTGTAGCAGCCCCCAATGCAGGGTCAAGCGTTGGAGGTGTAAGGGTTACAAAACCACCTGGGTATTTCTGTGTCATGTCTTTACCTTACTGATTGCTAAACGCCACCTTGGGTGGGATGAAGTTTGAAGTGTATCGTGCTACGCCTTTGGTGATGCGAAAATCGTCAAGATAGCCGTTTAAATATTGACCACCACCAGCCGATCTTCCACCCACTGCAATAGCATTGTTTGTGTTCGTCAAAGATAAACTGTTAGTGGTTGTCCATGTCTGTATACCGTTTATAAATATTTTGAACACATTGCCAAATCGAGTTAAAGCAAGATGCTGCCACTGATTGGTTGAAAGAGTTCCAGCTCCACTAGAGGCCACAACGGTCCAACTTCCACCTGATCCTAAAGCAATAATAATATTTCCACTTGTTCCAACATTTAATGTAAAACCTTGATAGTCTGTGGACGTTGCAGTAGAAATAATTGCTGCTTCAGCAGAAAAAGAGTTAGGGTAAATCCACGTTTCCGCTGTGAAATCTCCTGTACCAAACAAATACAAATTTGAATTGTAAGTAATAGCATAGTCACCACTACCATCAAAGTACAAAGAACCACTACCGTACTTGACCACGCTTGTGCTGACCTGTGCATTGCCTACTGTTTCCAGATTGTTCATCATGGCGTTGTCAGTAATGCCAGCGTTGGTCATGTTGGTCAACAAGGATACCGTACCAGACGATACCGTTGTAGTTAATGGCGCTGTAGGGGGAGTAAATGTTGTTGTGTAAAGAGCGCCACTTTTTGTAATGCGAGTATCAGAAATGTATCCATAAAAATACAAATTTGAGGCTGGTTGTCGATACCCAATAGCAACACTTGATGTGTCGTTATAAATTGTTCCGCTAAATGTTCCTTGCGCTTCTTGAACACCGTTTACATATAGTTTGATATTGTTTGAACCAGAACCACTTCTTACTGCTGCAATATGATTCCATGAATTTGCTGCAAGAGTAGTTGTTCCAGTTAATGTCAAACTGTAACTAGAACCATCTGATGACAAATTGAAAGCCGCTTTGTTTCCAGAAGAGTTGTTAATGTGCAATAAAAACGAATCTGTACCAGCAGTTTCTTTCCCGCATATTGTTTGTGTTGTAGCGGCGGCAGTTGTGTATATCCATGATTCAACCGTAAAATCACTTGAACCAAGTTGCACTGCCGTATTATTTGGGGCTGTCAAATAATCACCAGTACCATCAAAGTATGCTGACCCACCAATCACTGCTGGCGTGTATTGGTATTGAGGAGCAAAAGGGCTAAAGCGTTGTACTGATGGAGTTCCACCAATTGTGAATGTAAGTGGACTTGCACTATTGTCAACAAAACGATTGCTTTGGCAGGTCAGCAATATTGTTCCAGTGATTGCGGTCAATGGCGCTGTTGGTAATGTGTAAGTTGTTCCAGAATAAACGGCAGTGTTTGTAATTCGTAAATTTGAAATGTATCCGTAATAAGGAACAGCCCCACCGTACCTGTTAGCAATAAATGGATTTTGTACAGACAAAGATGTTGACACACTTGCTGTTGTCGCATCACGAACGCCATTGATGTAAAAAGATAAATTATTTGAACTATCTCTTACCCATGCAATGTGATGCCATGTGTTTATAGCGTATGTGTTTGTGGATAGGTAGGCTGTTGATGCTCCCACCTCAAAAGAAAAACCGTTTGTTTTTGAAGCGTTATAAAATATTTGCCATCTTCCAGCGTCAGCGCCTAAATATTGGCTATAAACGCATTGATTGGTTGTGGTGCTAGATATGTACACCCAACACTCAATTGTAAAAGTTCCTGTTGCACCAACAGCGTTTGATGAAGGTGCTAAGTAACTTGAACCATCAAAATAATTAGACCAAGTAGAACCATAAGGCGTGAACGAGCCTTGGGTAGTGTTGCCGTTACGAGTGATAGTCAAAGGACTTGCGCTACTATCCAAGAATGTGTTGTTCTGTGAACCGTTGGCTTTGCCATCAGCATGAAGCAACAGCGTGGTGTTCTTGTAGTACGGGTCAGTAGCCCACTGATTTGAGGTCAGGGCTTGTGCTTGTTGTTGCAGTGTAAAACTGCCGTTGTACTGCGCTACATTGGGCGAAGTTGTTACGTTAGCCGCAAGTGGGTTAACTGACGGCGAGACTAACCCGCCAATGTATCGTAGGCTCATACACCACCTGTCAATGCTGAGATTTGTTCTGTTGTCAACGCAGAGATTTGATCTGTTGCTAAACCAGAAATTTGTTCTGTAGTTAATGACGATACAGATTCTGTAGTCAAGGCAACAATCTGTTCTGTAGTCAAAGGCTCAACTGTGGGGAGTTCATACTCAACCCACTCTTCAGCAGATTGGCTCCAAGAGTATTTAAACCCTTCACGCACAGGCATAGGGTCACGGATAACCCAACCTGGTGGAAACCACCAAATTACTTCTTTACCTTCAGGCGCTTCTGGCTTGTCAGCAACCTCAATCCAACCATCACTACCATCAGTTTGTGGATAGGGAATAGAACCATTTTTGCTATACAGCATAGAAATTCCCTTAAGTAGTAGAAATCAATTCGTATGAAGTCATGTAACTCAAAGCAGAACCAGTACCAGATGTAACTGTAATTGAGTTGCCATCAACCAAATAGAACGCTGTAGTTTTGTCTGAAACGATCAAAGATGCGTTTGCTGGGACTGAAATCTGATAAGCCAGCGTAGTCACAACTGAACCACCAGAAGGAGCAGAGCCTTGAGCAACAGCACCGTTTGAATAGTATTGAACAGTTGCAGTAGCAGCACTGCTTGTCAGATTAGACACAACAATCTGGTCAATCTTAAAAACGTTAGTTGATGTGTTGTTAGGCAGCAGTACAACAGCAGTTGTGCCAGTAGGCGTATAGCCTGTAGTGATGCCGTTGATTGTTGCTACGTTTACGATATTGACTGACATATTTACTCCTTAGAATCCAAAGATCATTGCCATAGCGATGGCTTTGCCTGTTGTTACGCCACCACTGCTTGTTGAGGCAATCTCAATACCACCAGAGCTGTTGGTAATTGTGATGTTAGAACCAGCCGTCAGTGTGGCGTTTGTATAACCAGTACCGTTACCAATCAGCAATGAACCGTTGGCAGGAGTAGTTGTTGCACCTGTTCCCCCGTTAGCAATTGGAAGAGTACCAGTTACACCAGTAGTCAAAGGCAAACCAGTACCGTTTGTCAATGTAACGCTAGTTGGAGTTCCCAATACTGGAGTAACCAACGTAGGGCTTGTCGATAAAACTGTATTGCCAGAACCAGTTGATGTAGTTACACCAGTACCGCCACTTGCAACAGCAAGAGTTGACGAAAGACCAGCAGCAGTACCTGTTGTATTTTGGTTCCAAGTTGGAACAGTACCAGACAGGTTTGCGTATGTATAACCAGTACAGTTTGTTAACGTACCGCTACTTGGAGTGCCAAGTACTGGAGTTGTAAACGATGGGCTAGTTAAGTTAACAACACCGCTTGCATCTTTGTAGACAGATTTGGTCGCTGGATATGTACAAAACACATCCTTAGTTCCAGATCCAAAGTTAACAGCGGAATCACTGTTAGACGATGCAAGAATCGTGGTCCTTGTAAGCGTATCTGGAGTTCCATCAGTTACTGTGCCAAGACCAACTTCCCACTCATTGAGCGAGGAGTTGATAATTGCATAGTAAGTTGTATTGCCATTCCCTACACCAGCGACAAAAGACTCAAAGCCACTTGCCGCACCAGAAAGAGAGAATGTTCCTGTTCCAGTTGTAGAACTGGTTTCTTTTACACGATCAGCAAGTACTAAGGCCATAATTAGCTCAATGTAATGTCAAGGTCACCAGTAGCGATGCGGAACACATCACCAGAGTCAATTGCTTTGCTTGTTGTCAAGTCAGCCCATGCCAACATGTTGCCAGATGTGCTTGCGTCAAACACAGCAACAGCAACAACAGTACCCCAGCTTGCAGAAGCTGTAGCAAATTCAACAGCAGCAGAGTTAGTGCAAAGAGTTGTAGTGCCACTGACAGAGAATGTCACCGCAGTACGGGCATAACTTCCACCAGATACTTCAGTGCCACCACCAGTGTCTGATGGAGCAGCAGTAAACAAGCCTACATACAAGGTTGTTGCAGGTGTGTATGAAGTGTTTGTGAAGACATGTTTAAGAACTTTGTCTTCCAGATAGTCAGAGAATGAACCAGCCATTTTTTACCCCAAAGATCGGGCGCGAACAATAGGAGTTGCTGCAACAGAGGCCCTCTGATCTGCCACAACAATATCTTCAATGGAGTTCGTAAATAACTGGCTCCATGTCTGAATACGAGCATCATCTCGTAAATATGGAGCCGCCTCAAGCAATGCTCCATATAAGTACAAGTCTGGTGCGTATGCCAAAAGCCAGTTGCTTGTGTTTGTATCACTTAGCGCCGCAATCTTAGCATAATAGGTCAATTCACCTGTGTAATCTGCGTCTGGCGTAGCAATAACCTCAATCTGAGTACCAACAATTGTGAAGTACTCAGGTTTGCCTGGCGCTGTCTTTAAACCTGCCCGTAAACTGTTGCCTTGAGCCTCAGTTACAAACTGCAAAACCGTAATTGGATTTGTGTTCAGTTGAAACTCTTTAGCCTCAAGGAAATCAGCTGGAAAAGCAAAGAATGCAGTATCAAGAGTAGCAGTAGCCCTCTTGACCATCTGACGGGTACGCAACTTACGGTTTAGCTTGGCTTCCGTAAGAGTGATAAAAGTTGGAATAACGGATGTCAGGTCATCACGGTTGAGAAAATCTGCAATCGTGGTCTTTAATCCGCTAAATGTATCAAGTGCCATTGTCCATATCCCTACACGCTAACGTGTGTTCATGTTTGTACTCAAAAGTTCCAATGTGATGGACTTCCTTTGAGAGATCTTGGTCAATATACGTCTTATGACCTTTTTCGTAAGCTCTGCGACAGAACCAAACATCTTCACCGATGTAATCTTCTGCTGCTGGAACCCAAGGGATAGCAAACCAAGGATATTCCATTGATTTGTAGACTTCTGAATTTACGAGCATTACGCCCATACCACAGTAATCTACTTCTACGAGTCCTGTTGAATCTTGTTCAGTAAAGACTCGATTGATAAATTTAACGTCATCACCATCAACCCTCTTTTTAACAGCAATTGGCTCTGTTGGAAAGCGGCGTTTGGCGTAATTTGCACAAACAATGCTCTCTTCACGAGCAAGCAGTCGAATCAGGGCATCTTTAGGAAAGCGCATATCGCTATCCAACCACAAAGTGTGGGTACAACCTGCTTCTATTGCGTCACGGGCCAAATCTTGGCGCTGAGATGACAGCAATGTGCCTGAACTTGTGTAAATCACGACCTTGTTACGGGTAGTGCCTACTGTGAAACCAACCAATTTAGCTAAGTCAAATGCAAAGCCAGAATTAACAAAATCCCGTGTTGGAACTAAGATTCCAATGGTATGTGACATTAAAT